CTAATCCAGCACCGTCGAATATTTTAGAGTCAACATCATAATTGACTGAGACAAAATCCAAATCTTCAATGCTGATTGAACTTCCAAAAGGATTTACATGTACGCCAAATATGGGGTGTCTTGTAATCATGATATTACCCTATTGCATATCTGAATTTTTTACTCGCTACAGAAGTAACTTGTAAAATGTGCAAGTATATTTTGTTGTTGGTCACATTTGCATCTGGCACTAATCCAAGTGGAATTACTTTTTGATGGTTCCCAGAAGGCCAGATTAAATCTTCGCTTGTGTCATTTGCTGTAGTTGGGGAAGTGTCCCAAAAATAATAAACATCAGATTCAGAATAGAATTCAATGTAAGTTGGTCCACTTGGGCCACCATCTAATTCAATATGTACTTGAGTGGCACTGGAAATATCTTCTGCAGTTTGTCTTTCAAAAGTATTACCAGACATGCCTAATCTTTGCACATCTTCTTTGGATACATTTCTGCGCTGCATTTTATTGCTCCATCACTAATTTGATGATATCTGCTTTCTTTAATTTCTTGTCATAATCTATATTATGATCATCAAGCCACTTTTTCATTTCCTTCACAGTGACTTCTTTGGGATTCTTTTTCAGGGCTTCAATCATGGGATCTGCTTTTGGTTTATCAATGAGTTCCCATTGATTAGGAAAATCATTAAGCAATTGTTTGCATTTTTCTTCTGTTGCAAATACAATATCGCCACGGTAACAAATAATATCAGCACTCGAATACTTGAATACTTTATTATTAACGTCACCAACAAATTTAAGTTTAATCTTTTTCATGATATCCCTTTTAAAAAGGGGCTAGAAGCCCCTTAATCTAATTGATCTTCAATTTCTTTCGATGAATCAGCTTTTGTTATAGGTTTGCGGCCCCTCCGTTTTGGTTTTTCAGGTTCCTTTTCAACCACAACTTCTTCATCTAAAACTTCAACAACTGAATTGTTGGGCACAGTTACAGTACGTGTATTATCACCGTTCCTGAATATTAGTTTAACTCCATTTGTTGAACTTACCTGTACAGCATGTCCGGATCCATTTACAGCACGTTCAATGATTTCTTCTTTACTGATCTTATCCATAATTTCCCATTCATCAGGGAAATCAGTAAGCAGTTGTGCTGCCTTTTGTTCAGACACTTTAATTGTGCAACTTTCAGGATTGTTAATATCACATTTGATTTTATCAGCAGCAATATACCTGGTCTTTTTTGTTTTTAGGTTGCCTTTGAATTTCATATTAATGGGCATTAAATACCTCCAAGTTTAAATAAAGGGCTGGACTAAGCCAGCCCCCATTGTTTGTTAATCAGAAGCACCAGCAGGGGTAAGCAAGGCAAATATATCATCATATTGTGCCCCAGCAGCCTCAAGGCCGATTGCTATACCATTTTCTGTGGTGGTTGTGGTTACATCAGTTACAAGACGGTTACTGACCGTTTCAAGGTAGTCACCAGCAGTATTGGCAGCGTTAGCCCGTACAATACCAATTCTAACACCAGGAATGATAGCAAACCGATCCCTTGCACCATTACCAGCTAAAGTATTCTGATTATTAGGTAGCCAGATTGGCCCTAAGTCAGTAACAGCAGCCGCAGCTGTCCAATCAATCAATCCATCAATATCCCACCGTGCAATTCTGCCATTGGTAAGAGTAACACCGGATTTAATTGGGAACATGGATCCATAATAAGGGGCACCGTTCAGCGATAATTCATACCGGATGATATCATCAACATAAATGAATTCACCAGCATTGGTATTGTTACAGTAGAATCGAAGTTCTGTAACTGCTTCACGTTCCCATGCAGTTCCATCACCATCAATATCATCCATATCAATTTCAAACCATTGGTGTACTGTACCAACAGTTGCCTGGATATTTACTTTGGTGCTTACCGTGTCATTGTTTACAATAGCAAGTTTCATTTCACCAGCAGTGCCAAAATCACCGGAATTGGTTGTGTGCAACCAGAACCCAATGTGCCTTGTATCACGCCAATCCATTTCAGCTAACCCTCTATGGTTTTTTATAGGGTTAGCGGAACGATTGATCAATTTCGTGGATACATACTGTGAATTGTCACATGCTGCAGTTGCAGTAAGTTTCAAACAGTTTGTACCAACCCTTTTACCAGTTGCGCCAACAGCATAATCAAAAGTGCCATTGTCGCTTTCAGTCCAATCGCCGCTTGTTTCACAATCATTGGCTTGAATTATGGTATTAGGTCCACCAGCACACAGGGCTAGTGCATTCAGATAGTTCTTAAAACCAAGCATGGCTTCCTGTGAATTTTCAAGAGCAGGTACACCGATCTTGCTTAATTCATAGGTGGAAGGCCATCTGTACTTGTTGAAATATGCAATAGCATTATCCATTATTATCCTTTCATGACCATAGTAGCCTACATATTAATTGTAGAATATCTATGGGCAATATTAAGAAGTTAAGTTATAACCCACACCAACTGTGGCTTCACTTGAACCTGGTTCACGGGATTGCTGGAAATCAACACGATGGGATGCTACAGCAATATTCTGCTGTGTTTCAATATCCCGATCAGTTTCAATCATCACCCCACCTGGTTTCTGTGCAGTCCAGAACACGGGCAGATTAGACAGTAAAATTTCGGTCTTTGTCATAGTTACACCGTCATAAACACCGGATGCATTCAGATTTTCACGCATGAATTCTGATACAATCACAGGTGATCCGTCAAGCATAGCAAGCTGACCTTGTTTGATAGTAGCTTCAGGTCCGAATTTATCAATGGTAATGGTTTCATCAATCTTCATCATTTCAACCATACCGCTGATGCCCGTCACCCATGCACGTTGTGCAGGATTGGCAGCGAAACGGCCCATAGCTTTTTCAATATTACGCAATACATCCAATGACAACGTTGAAATATCAACAGCTGCATTACCAGCAGAATTACCGGAATATTTACGCAAACCCTGGAATGCTGTACGGACATCTGATGAACTTGTTACATCTGAATCCATATGAGTTGTTGAATTGTCACCATTGATGATCATATTTTCATATGCATCAGCCATTGATTGTGCCAGTTCAGCACGTACCAGCGGAGCCATAGCAAGGATAGAATCTTCATTCATCTCATATGACCATAGCATACGCAGACCAATCTTCTTTGCATTGAACACAACCTGCTTAGATGGTGGTGTTCCTGCAGGAATGTTGGAAGATGAATCACCTGTTGATTCACCAATCAAGTATGCAGTTTGTCGATCGCCTTTTACGGGTACTTCCCATGCACCTGTTCCAGCTGGAATTGTCAGATTGGGGAATAATGCAGCAACTTTCAACTGCAAGCGGATATCATCAATCAGCTGTGCAGACATGGCCTGCGGTACCCATTCAGAACCCTCACCAGATGTTTGTGTGTTAAGTGCTTTACTCAGTTCAGGGTGGCTCTGCAGATGTGCCATAAGCATTTTGTAAGTGTCGGTTTTCTTCACACATGCTTCATAATCGAGGGTTCTACCCTTTTTAGCTGAAGCAATATGACCAAATATACCAAGCATGACAGCCATGTCATTTAGCATCATGACTTCATTTGATACTTCATAACCGTTGCCTGAATGTTTGTACTGCTTTTTGCCATTGTCCCAGTATGTCATTGGGCAATTAATAGCACGTTCAATGGGGTTGTGATAACCCAGGATCGCTGGAATATCAGGATTTTTCACCTGCTTCATGATCACATCAAATACTGATACCTGTTTCTTTTCTTCTTCGGATTTAACCTCCATTAAAACAGCTTCAATGTTTTCCTGTTTTAATTTGATTTCATCCATTTCTTTCGTGATTTCAGTTTTGAAGTTCTCAGTAACTTGTTTTGTTTCAGAAGCGGAATCACTGACATTTTCCAGAATTTCAGTAAAATCACTTAACTGTTTTGCAAGTTCTTTATTTTCCATTTAAGGACTCCTTATTAATTCTTGGGAATTAAATTCCTCTACTTTTATTTTTAAACTTTAATTTTGCTAATGATAGCGTATTAACAATTTCCATACTTTCAGACACAAAATTATCACTTAATGGATCCGGAATTTTGGTCACTTCATTTGCTTCAATGATTTTATCAATATCACCAATCATACCTTGAAGTACCTTGCGGTGTTCTTTTAACATGGTAGTGTTTGATTTGACCATTGGTGCATAGAATTTACGCCCAAAACCAATAGCTGTGGCCTGTTCATGATTGATAATGCTGGTTTCATTGATGTATTCACCAATGGCATCATCTATTTCTGTAAAGCCTACATTCTTTAATTCATGTCTGAAATTTTGAAATTCTTTTGCAACATCCTTAACCCTGCCAGCAGAAGGCAGTGCAGGAATAGGTACGATAGAGGATTCTAGTAATTCTGATTTGGAATGCGTGACACCCTTTTGACCATCAACTACAGGTTCATCAGATTGTTCTTTTGAGATAAACCCAATTGAACTGGACTGAAGAAATCCTTTTTGTAGTTTGCTGCTAATGATTGTGGCAAGTTCATCTTCACCATCATCATCAAATATTTTATCAACCTCTATATATTCATTTGTACGGTTGATAGTTTCAACCACACCCCTCCCAATTGGTAATGACCATGAATTATGGCCAAAGAATACAACTGGATTTACTTTCCAGCCTTCCATGTCCATTCCTTTGGGTAATACTACTTCACCGTGCCGATCTAGGGCCAATTCTGTAATACGAAACGTGGGTTGAAAGATTCCTTCTTCGTTTACTTCTTTATTTACAATATGCCCATAAAATACTTTTTCGTCGGGCTTCATTATCATACTCCTAATATTTAATTCTTTTCTGGTTTTTCTGCCGGAATATGGAAACATCTTTCATTGATGTCAGATGGGTACATTGGATCGCCTTTATAAGCCCCACTTACCGGGAATGGATCACCAACAGGCACCACAACACCATCTAATTCTGCATGTGTATCACGTACATCACTGTCATGCTGCGTCACCCACCTTTTATGTGTGACTGTTGAGCTTTGCAGCATGGATGTTTGCCGCCCAAAGTTTGTAGCTCTTATAACTTCTGTACGTGCAATTCTTTCACTTCTATACCTTGCCTGGCTTGTGAAGTAACCTTCTATTTCATTTGCTATTTCTGCAATTGTAAGTTGATCTGAAATCCCATTTCTTATAATTGTATCAATATTATTCACTGTTGTTTGGTTTACAACTGTGGCATAACTAATTGATTCCTTGTTTACATATGCGGGGATGGTTGGGTCTTGAAGGTCAAATGTTTCATCCAGATCCTTTGATAAGTCTTGCCCACCAAGAATCACAGTATCTTCAATTACAGGCCGCCCAACTTTGGTAAACCTTTCGATCCATTCCTGTATGTTTAACAAATCATTACTGATTTTAGTTACTGCGTAGCCTTTATCATCAGATCTTTTTCTAAAGTTCCTTGATGCTTCTTTCCCCTGTTCTAAGAATAGTTTTTCCAATTCAGGTACAAATTTTTTAACTTGCCTCTGATTGATTCTTGTCATTGATGCAATTGTCTTATTAATTATATTGACAATTCTTTGTTCTTTCATATTCTGAATCATCTTTTGTTTTACTGCATTCAGTTTGGTGGATATTTTATCTACATTCAATGGGAATGAATTTTTAAAGTTTTCAATCCTTATCTGTAATTCATTCTGCTTACCCTGTCCAGGTATAGTCAAGGGAATTAGATTTTGTTTAATATAATATGTGTTAAGTGCAGGATCATCAACTGGTTCTTTACCCAGTATGTCCACACGATACTCATTAGGGGTTATAGCTCCACTGTCAAAACCAGTATCATACTTTTCTTTTAATAATTCCTGATCTCTTAATAGTGCATTTATATTTGATAAATCAAATTCAAATTTATAATTCTGAGGATCTTCAACCAACATTGGCATCATATTTAGATTTATGATCTCAGTCATTTTCCTGACTTTAGGAAACAGTGTATCCCATAGCAGTAATCTTTGTATCTCTGCATTAGCCAGTTTACCAGCTTCGGCATAGTCAGTCATAAAGATTGGCGGCACACCATAAACTTCTTCAACTGCATCTTTTGACATGGTTCTAATGTCAGTATATTGCAATTCTTCATTGGTGTATGAAATCTTTTCCCAAGTTAATCCTTGGTTCAATAGTAATATCTTACCATAGTTGGTTTCACCTGAGTATTCATCACGTAAATAATTTTCAACACGATTGTATTCACCCTCATCTAACCCAACTTCATCTTTAGGTGTTACTAAAGCACTTGGCCTCGCACCTTTATCAAATGTTTTGGATGTGGCGGTCACACTCTTGATATCTAATGCAATATCACGGGCTGCAGCACTTTGTGGGCTTAACCCTCTAACATGTGACAATGGATTATAGAACTTTGTGAATATGATGAATTCAGGCCCAATAGCAACATCGTTACCGAATCTTCGATAGTTGTATTTCTTAACAAGCATTTCTGAACCTGGTGTGATATGAAGGTAGGATGAATTTAGTGCAACCACCTGTGTTGGATTATCAGCCCTATCTAACAGCCAGAATAATTCACCAGTTACATGAAGGTTTCCCCATGAGTTTTCCCAAAAGTCATAGTTTGTTTGGAATTCATTAGGGGTTTGAAATATTTGGAATCGTGGATCATTAGATACATTTTCACGATCTTCACCGTCAATCCTGTAAACTTTCCCCTTTAATGCAGCAAGATTATCTGTTATAACACTTACAGCACGGTAAACGTGCTGATTTATTGTGTAAACGTATTGAAAATCTTGTGTGCTTTGTGACGGTGGATAGCCAAATGCAGGCTTGGTATTGTCATAAACGAGGTGGGAATATCTAGGTGCCTGTTCTGTAAGCCCGTTTGCTTGTCTAATCGTGGTTAAATAATTTATCACTCAGCAAGTTTCTTAATTTCTATTGGGGCTTCATGAGCCTCTAGTAATTTTTCATCCTTGTCTTTCTGTTTTTTGTTGCTGTTATCTTTAGACTTCGTTTGGGGTGAAGTTACAATTTGTTTGTTATTGTATGAGGTAATCACTAAATGCCAATGCTCCTGCAAATGCAAAAAACACTATGGCAAATAGCACCAATCCTATCATGTGCCACTTCCCATAATGATACATATACTTCCAGATATCCGATGTTGATTTTAATTTCTTTGGATCAGTCTGTAAAGTAACAATAAAGAAGCAGACTATTCCAAATATCAACCAAACGAATAAAACCAACCATATAAAAAGCTGCATTATTTTATTAACTCCATGTATTTAATGCAAGTGATATTTTATTATTGCTCATTATGTGTGAATTTCAAAACGCTCATCAGCATCCCTTGTAAGTTTTAATATTTCAGCCCTTAATTTGCTGTTTTCTTCCAGTAGCTCAGTAATTCTATCTGTTGGATCTGCTTTCATACCAGCCCCCACCCATTGAGTTTTTAATTCTGGTGTATAATTTATTAATCATACCATTGTATTTCCCTGTTTAACACCATAACATATTACTATATTAGTTACATTTAAAATAGATTATTATAATAACACTTACACGAAATAATGATTTGTATCCCAGTAGTATAGACCTATTACTAACTTATTGTTTATAATAGCGTGTTACTATTCTGAATATCGTGTTAATTCCTTGTAAGTCACTTTTTGCCCATGTATTTCATGAATTCATCAGGGTCTTCAACTATTCTTTCTAACATAATACGCCCATTGACACATGATTTTTTAAGTTTACCATACCACCATTCATATGATCCACGAGGTGCATTTAGTATTGGCTTTTTACGTTGCCTGTAGTAATTATCAGTTCCTAGATGTTTAACATCATGTTTTTTCTGTGCTTGCAGGGCTGTTTTCCTTGATACTGGATGGTTACTAAGGTGTTCAGCCATGTTTTTTAATTGTTTAAGTGTTTTCTTGTTCATGTTTCATCTGGTAGTGTATTTGTACTTGAATGATCTTTAGGTCTGCTCCATACATTGTTTCCATGATATGCATACATCCTCTGTTCAAGCAAGGTGAATTCTGTAATTAACTGGCCTTCTACCAACCACTTATTACCAATTGGTTTTGGTATATTTTCCACACGTTCACGATAACAATCTCCTTCACCAATTACGTGCTTTCCCATTACACCGCCACAATGACAATAGATTGAATAATTCTTCATTACATCTTCCTAATATCTATTACTAAAGTCCACATCATAATCACAAAGTACAATGATTTGCATGTATGGTTATGTTCCCATATTATACCAAAGCCAAATATGCCATGGTTTCTGTCCCATGATATCCTTGTGTTTTATATTCATATTGCTGTCATCCTAAATGTTTTAGCTCTGAATGCTGCATACACACCCATAACAAGGGCATCAGCTTCATCAGGGCTTTTGTTTTGACTTCTTTTCTTCCACACTTCTTTAGGTTCAATAAACCATGCATCTGGTTCATTGTGCCTTAATTTGTAATCACATTTTCTTTGTGTTAATTGGTTGGATGTTTGATCTGTTATTTGTAATGCTATTTCTTTCCAACCATGAACCTTTCCAGATAATATTAATTTAGTTCTCATCCATGCTTCAGAATTGGCATTTAATAATACAAGTTCACGTCGTTCTTTAATCACCTTGGCCTTATTAGATCCTTTAAATCCTATAGTTGAAATATAAGGCATTCTTTTTCGCATGATTGACGGAACATGGGAACCCTCACCAACTGAATCCACAACCAGGATGAATGTGGGCATTTTCATTTTCTTTTCAGTATATGCTTGTTCAATCAATTTGTATTCTTCATAAATATAATCATAGACTTTATTTAAACTTTTTTCATGATCGATATTGCCCCATTTAAGTAGTTCTTTATATTTGAAGTTTTCACCTTCGATCAGTCTTCCTAATATGTTATTATCAACCCCTTCACCTGCTACATCCCATGTGTAAATAATTCTGGTAATAGTACCAACTTTTTGGGTTTTATATTTATCACGGGCATTGGCAACATCACTGAAATCAATTGCAGCACCCTCAGTTTGTTTGGGCCAGTTTCCCATAATACGGGCCTGTACAATAGCGGATTCAATACCATAGGTATCTATTAACTCTTGGGCATCTTCAGGGTTTACAAGGCCCGCTTCATCAAAATATTCTGGATCTTCTTTATACTCAGGGGAATCAAATAAATCATCTGCTTTAATAGTAATCAGATTCACACGGGCATCATTTTCACTGTTGTAAACATGCCCTTGGATAGAAGTAGGATTATAGATTGCTAAGAGCCTCGCCCCTTTACTGAGCATACTACCTTCGATCGCCCGCCATATGGCTGGATGTGTTGATATGGCTTCATCTATGATGAATAGAATATTTTTAGCATGATGCCCCTGAAACCCTGGCACTTCCGATTCAGGGTCATCCTTTGAACCCTCAACTTTAGGATTGACACCCACAGCCATCCATTCAGGGTGCAACTTGGGAGAAGGCTCAAAGGATAAATAATTTATAGGTACTTCACTGAATCTATCTTTCACATCATTGTATAGTGACCTGATACGTGACCAAAGCATAAATCTCAGATGGTTATATGACTTAGCTGTAGTTATGATCTTAGAGTGTGGCCCATAGGCTTCAAGAAACCAGAATACTATTACACCAATTGCCCATGTTTTACCTACGTCATTACAGGATCTGACATAAGTGATCTTATTATCACGTATAGATCTTATCATTTCCTTTTGTTTTGACCATGCTTTCCCAAATAATTCATAATATTCTTCAGGATGATCACGGTAATGCTGCTTTTCAGACTGCAGGGCCAGCCCTTTTATCAATGCATCAAAGAAAGGTTTATTTAGTTGTTGTTGATTCAGCTGCAAGAACTAGCTTCCTACTTATATTTTGCATCAACTCAGGATGATTTTCACCAATTTCTTCATTTATGATCCCAATAAGATTGGCTGTAAACACTTTAAACTGCACAGATTCCACATTAATATTAATATCTGATAGTTCCCCCGTCATCTTTGCTAATGTTTCCAATGCTTTGTTTGCGCCAAGGCTATCAAACCGCCAAATTGAATTACCCTCACGGTCATGTGCCTGCTCATGCTGCCTTGTTTTTGGATTGTATTTTGTGACGGGGGAAGCATTCATACAACGTTCAACAACTTGCACCAAATTTTCTAACACAAAGTTGCGATCAATCAGGTCATTTTTCCGTTTTTTTTCCCTTAACTCCTGTAAATATAACAAAACTTTGGGGTTCTTCAACATCCTTGAACCCTCTGATGCAGCAGTTTGGTATTTCATTACGTTCCCAGTACTGGCAACCATAGTTTGGTATGCTCTACCAATATTTAAGGATTTTTCATATTCTTCTGCAAATCTAGCCTCTTTAGGAGTTAGGCCAGTTTCTTTATTTACTAGTGCTTGTTTCATGTGGGTTTATGTGTTTTATTATAGTGTTAGCCACAACACTACTTTTGTGGTTTATCAACTATCTCTACTAATTCATCGTGCAATAATGAAACAGCATGGTTCATGTATTTCACATTGTAAGCCGTATTGGGTTCTACGCCTAATTTTAAAGACCAGTTTTGTATTGTTTCATCAAAATACACTTCATAAACATCATCTTCATCAAACGCCCATCCATTAGGTAAAATCCCCATAGAGATATCAGCCGTCATATTTCCGGCAAGGCTTACATAGTTTCCTTCGTGTATCATTGCGCCGTTTTTGTCTTTTAACCCAGTATCTGTCATAATTTAAAGCACATAACAATAGATAAAATCCATTGCTTGTTTAGTAGATAATTTAATAGTGTTTTCATTTTTTTGAATCCTTTATGATCATATTAACAATCATTAAATCTTGTTTGGTTATTTTTCTTTTACCGGATTCTTTCTGTTGAATAGCAGGTTGTGTTAATCCCATTTTAAGTGCCATTTGGGATTGAGTTAGTTTTAATTCTTTACGGGTTTGCTTGATGATGTTCATTTTTTACGATTCAATTTTTTAGACTTCAATGCAGCTTTACGGGCTTTCTTAGATCTGGTTTTCTTCTTCTGTTTGGTCTGTTATATGAATCATAATATCTCCTTTTCGTTTATTATCTCATCACCAAGAAAACCAGGATAATTTGGTCTGTCATTTTTCATCTCCTCTTTATACCCCCAAAGGCCGCTTCGTAAAGCGGCCAAGGGGGTTTGGAGGAGAGAGAATCAAGTTTTGATATACTCTTTATATTCATCGTAAACTGCGCATAGCGCATCGTTTGCCGCCGAATTATCTACAGCATTCACGCCGTATTTTTCATCGACGTACATGCTGAGAGCATTCGCACACATCTATGGATTTTTTGTTTTCATTTACCATTACACACCCTTATTTAATGTTGACCAGCATTTCATCCAGAACTTCGTCGAAATGTTTGATGAAATCCGGGTCATGCCCTTCGTCCAGGATTGGATCGAATGGAGATATTAATTTTTTCTGTACGTAGTCCGAATGGCTGTTTTCAACATAATAACGACCCTCTCCGTCAACTATGAAGACGTAACATTCAAATGAGTATCCAGGAATATTGAATTTTTCATACTCAACAATTTCGCAGAATTCAGTGAGCATGTTCAGTTCCATATCCGTATGATTGTAATCAACCACATTCGCAATTTTTTGTAATAGCCCCGGAATGTCGTTTCCATCTAAAAATGCGTGCTGAGAATCGCAGGTATCCGGCAATTGCAAATAGCAACGGTATTCAGTATCGCCTATTTTAGCAACACATTCAATCCCATTCCCCGGCTCATAGCAACTGACTGACAGTATTTTGATATTGTCGTGAACAAAATCATTTATGTCATTGTAATCATACGTGTCCCTGATTTGGATGTACAGGTCCATATCAGGGTTATCGTCAGATTCGCCGAGCGTAATTGCATTGCAGACACGCTCACGGAGAGATTCATCTGTACATACAATTTCATGAATGGAATTCATGAGCTCATATTGATCCCATTCAGTGTTATACTCACGAGTTACAACAAACGGGACATTCCCAGTTAAATACTTAACAAACACCTTTGAAAAATCGGCAGAAACTTCTGCCTTTACAAACTCCAATTCCAACGGCATATCATGAAGCCTGTCATAGAGTGCAGCATCAATTGCATCACTCCATTCCTGGCGAGATATTCTCCAGGTCTTACAGTCTGTTTCATCAGCATCATCAGCGGCATGAGGCTCCAACAATTCGCTTATGCTGTTGGTATCATAGCATGTGGCCGCGAAATTATTATTCTCGTCGCGGTCCCACTTTTCTGCATACCCTTTTATTCCTTTTATTTTTCCCATTTTCCCATCCTTTTTGTTAAATTAGTCCCTCTTCTGAGAAGGACATACTTGCACCCCCAGGGACCACTATTACGTGGTCAAGCACTTTGATATCAAAATACTTCATGCATTCTGATATATGCCTTGTAACGTTATGATCAGCCCTAGAGGCCTTGAGGCCCCCGCTCGGGTGGTTATGCCCCAAAATAATGCCTGACGCATTACACATCAGCGCTTCTCGGGCAATTTCCCGGGGATGCACATGGGCCTCATCTATGGTGCCCTCAAACATAACCTTTGTGTTTATTACCTCATTTTTTGTGCTGAGGTAGATAACCACGAAATATTCCCTTATTCCCATTTCTTCCCCAATATGGGCAACAATATTTCTAGCTGCCTTTTTTGGGTCATCGACGGTATCCCGCCCCTTTATTTTGAACCTTTCTTGGTATTCGCGTGCGATGATTTCATCGCTCCATTCCTCTGGAGAAATTCCCCACTCATCGCAATCAAAATCATCAGCGATATCAGGGGTGTGAGGTTTCTGAAGCTCGTCGATATTGTTCATATTATAACAAGCAACTGCAAAATT